CGTTTGCTGCTGCTTTTAATGCTCGACTAGTTGCACGCTTAACCTTTGCATCTCCAAGGCGCATTTCAAGGTTTTTCAGAACATCATCAAAACCTTTTAATTCTGCACCACTAGACATCCTGACCACCTCCGATAATGACTATCAAAAAATCCCGATTGTCATAATCAGGACGTATATCGATTATTTGCCATTTTTTGTTGGCCAAGCGAATATCTCCCACTTCAACAAAATGTTGATTTTCTGGTTGATAATCTGCTAAAGGATCACGAATTTTCAGAGTCATTTTTGCTCTCATTGACTTACCACTAGCAATCTCAATATCTTTCATGCTAGGTGAGTAAACTTGCCCCATTGTATAAAAAGCTTTTTCAAAACTCACATCTCGACCATCTACTCCATCCTCAACTTTAGAAGTATAGAAAGTTAAGGGGGTTCTCAGGTCTCCATTTTGAGTTTCTGGCTTTTTATAACGGTATTGAGGTTTATTCCTCAGGTAAGTCATTGTTTGTAACTACTTCTGTTTTTTCTTCGCCCCATTCAACAAATCCAGGTAAGATAGAATTGATTTCTTCAAATCGTTCTCTTGTTTCTTCAAATGTTGAACCTACTGGGCGGAACTGACCTGCTTCAAGGTCAAAGAATTCTTTTAAAACCCTAATCACTTTATTCCTCCACTTTGTAATTTTCAAGAGATAGCGCCATTAAATCTCCTTGGAAGTTTTCATAGAAGAACTCCACTTGGTCATTATAGACGTATCTAGCACGCTCCAAAATTAACTCTCGAACTCGTGGCTCAGTCGGGTACTGACTTCCAACAAGGTTAAGGATGTTAGCTTCAGAGCTTTCCAATATCCGAGAGAGATTGTTATCCTCTCCACTATGAAAAATTCTCATCCGCTCCTTAAAAGGTTCAAGGAGTGGATGAAGTCCTACTTCTGAAGTCATGATCTAACCCCTAAATTAAGCTTGAGGGAGTTGCAAATTCCAAACTGCAGCAGTCTTTTCGTCGTGTGCTTTACCGTAAGCGAATTGTTTTGCAGTGTAAAGGTTCAAGTCTTCAAGAGCGTAAGTTTCTGTGAAGCGACCAAATTCAATTCCACCACCTACAAACGCATCGTAACGACCTTTAACAAATGTAGTGACTTTACCAGTTGTTTGTGCTACTGACTCAACCAAGATAAGGTTGTAAGGCATAGCAGTGATGTATACACCTTGAGCATTCAATGAAGTGTATTGTTTCTTCACATCCCAAGCATCAGCTGGGTTAACAACCATTACAAGATTGCCTTCAACTGCGACTGGAGTAGTTCCATCTGCTTTTGTTGAGTGGTATTTGTAAACCTTAGTCAATTCTTTTACTACTGTTGCTGAGTCAGCAAATGTAAGCTTTCCAGTTTGTGCTGTCTTTTCAGCGTAAGTGGTCTTATCACCTGCAACAGTACCTGTAAGTGTACGAGAAAGACCGATTGGTTTGTTGTCCCCATCACCATTCAAGAATGCTGCTTCGAGTGCTGCTGCAAATGCTTCTGTGATTTGAGCAGATACAAATGATTGCAACCAAGCTGGACCAAATTTTTCGGCATCTTTTGGAATTACAACGAAGGCGGTCAATTTGTTTTGAATTGTTTCTTCGTCTTTAAATTCCTGTTTAAGTTGTCCTTGAATTGCTCCGTTGATTTTTCCCCAAAGCGCTTGGCCAGTTTGTTCTGATTTAAGGAATTTCAAACGAATACCAGCATTTTTGAGACCGATATGTTGAAGCAATGGACGAGCTTGAATCATGTCGTCAAAGATGCGATCAATAGTTTCTTGTGGGAAGAGTTTTTCAACTCCCTTAGGTGCAGCTTTTTCAATATCATTGAAGAACTCACGAGCTTCAGCAGTAAGTTTAGCATCGTATGGATTCAAAGCTGATACTTCTTCACGAGCGGCATCACGAGCTTGAGCCATCATTTCATTACTCATTGACTCAATCATGTCATTGTAAAGTTCGGCTTGCTCTTCTTGAGGTGCTCCAGTTGATACAGCGTTCAAGAATGCTTGACGTTTTGTTTCAAATTCATTAGATAATTTCATTGTCATTATGTTGTGTTTCCTTTCTTAAAACATAAAAAGACCGAACCCTTTTGGAACAGTCTTGTCAGTGTTATTTTCTGGACTTTCTGGAAGATTGAATTTTTTCTGTAAAAATTCGCTGTTTTCGAAAGCCTCTTTTGCGATTTGTCGAGCTTCTAGCTTATTAGCTACCAGCTCAGTGATTTTATCAACATCAGGAGTCATTGCTAACTTCATCTTATCAATAAAATCACTTGGAATCATAGGAGTTTCACTAGCTACCAAAGTAGGTGCGAATTCGTTTGTAAACATAATTTTGTCTACAAATCCATGGTTTAAAGCTGATTCTGCATCAAACCATGTTGTTTTATTCATAAGTTCAAGTAATTCATCTAGCGCTTTGCCTGTCTTATGAACATAAGCGTTTGCGATGGATTTATTAAATCCTTCCAGAACTCCTGCTTCATGAAGTAGAGTGTTATGGTCTCCGCTTACATTTGATGATACATTGTGAATCATGATTTGAGCAGTAGGGCTGATTTCAACTGTATCTCCTGCCATTGCAATCACGCTTGCTGCGCTTGCTGCAATACCGACAATCTTCACGGTCACGTCACCAGGATACGAGCGTAGAGCAGTATAGATTTCACTACCAGCATAAACATCTCCACCACCAGAATTGATATGAACCTCAATCGGTTCACCACTATCAGGAAGGACGACATCTTTCGGAGCGGTTGCGTCCCACTCAAGCCAATCGTAAAGCCATCTGTCATTATTTGATACAATCGTACCCTTAATTTTAATTACTTTCATCTTCTTTCTCACCTCCTTTCTCTAACTGTTCACCAAGTTGGTAGTTTTTGGTGATGAGGAATTTATCGCCACCAGGGACAGATTCTAAGCCAAGTTCAGAGCGCACCTCGTTTCGAGTCATTGCTCCAGAAGAAATAAGCTTATCAATGCTTCCAGCGAGTGCAAACTTATCTCTCTGACCTTCGCCAATGATTACAAATAGATTATTGCGCTCGTATTGCCGTCTTGATACTAAAGCAAAATTAAGCCCATCACTCATTTTCTTAACAAGTGATTGGTAGCAATAACTATTAAACATTTTTTGGCTATTTTCCAGATTGGCCATGTCGCCATGAATTAAAGCTGTTGGAATCCCTAAGACGTCAGCGACCTCATCATCAAATTGCCGACGAAGTTTCTTCAACTCATCAACAGAAATATTTGAAGTCCCTGTTGTATTCGTATGCTCAGAATATTCCATTCCATCTTGAGCTGGAACAATGGCAATTGTTTTAGTGCTAAATGATTTAAAAAGACCATCAGCATAGGATTGGAGTTTGTCACGCATCTGCTTGTCAAAACTCCCATTGTTTTTGGTTTTCAGAGTTCCTCTGATTTGGTTATTCCTAGCCAAGGCCTCGACCAAACGAGTGTGCAACTTCTCGTAATCAGCAAATAAGTCAGAAATATAATCTTGCAGTCGATTATTGTTGTACTGTAAGAAAATCACTTCACTCATCCGAAAACGCTTCTCAAATGTGAAACCTCTACAAGTCACAAACTCAAACACATCATCATAAACAGCATATTTAGTCCGTGTGTAAGAGTCAGCAACAAGCAACTGGTCATCAGTTGTAAGAAAGATTAGGACCTCATTCTTAGTGATCAACCGATAGACGACCTTTTGCCAAAAATCTGACGCAGACTCATTTTTGTTTGGCCTTACATTCAGCAAATAGTCCCAATCAGAAGGCTTAGCCTTACCGTTTTCTTGATACTTAAATGCTGACTTAGCAAAAATCCGAGCGATGAACTCGGCTGACTTATCAATCGCTAAGCTTTTGAGTTGCAGATTTCCAAACATCCGCTCAAGATCCTCGAACTCAAACCCAACCTCTGGCACTTCACGCTTAAATAAATTCAGTAACCCCAATGCACTTCCTCCTTTCTTTTAATTTCTGCCGACCACCCACCCAAAATTTATGCTTAGTTTAAAATTCCCAACTATCAATCATATCTAGGAATTCCCCGACATTTGACTCTTGCACCAGCTCCCTCTTGTAAAGAGCAGCAATCAGCGCATGAAATCCATCCGTCTTTCTTCTGACAGGTTCTTTTTTCAAGAAACGCTTATTGCCGTCCTTGTCCTCTTTGACGTAGGTATTAT